ACCCATTTCATAGGCTTTAAAGAATAAAGACGAGTTCAGACCCGATTTGTGTTTAACAAGAACAACGGATTTTGCATTCGGAACCCCTGGCTTTCTTTCACTTTTCACAATGCAAGATTTTGGTATCGAGCCAGTGCCGAAAGCTTCGGGATCGTCAGGAGAGCCTAGTAATTCTGCTTGGACAATGTCTCTCGTAGTTTCGTTAGAAACACCACCCGCCCAAGCTGTAATGGGTTTATGGAAGACGCGCCCTTTCCACCAATCCGGATATATCCCTGTTAGGTGGTAGGCCATCTCCATAGCCCCGCAGTAGGACTTGCCGATTCGGTTAGCCGCCATAAGCAACCGCTGGTTGGCTTGGCTACCTGTTTCGTGAAACCTCTGCTGATAAGGGTAAGGGTCGTAAGCATAAAGACGCTCAAACCGTTCCCGATTTTTTATAATCTTCGCAAGCTCTACGGCTTGGACAAGACTAGCCGAAGAAGTCATCCAATCTTTTATTTGTGTTCAAGTCAGGATCTCCCTTGTAATGATGCTTCACATACAAGTCTCTCCCAGACCCCCCTTCCAAATACGATCGAATCTCTGCATCACTGCCTTTATCTTCCGTCAAATGAGCAAAAAAGAGTGCTTTTTGGTCATCAGGAGATAAGTCGAGAATAGATTCTGCGTCTTTTATTCGTTGGGGAATGCTCCCCGTTATATTTTTTAGCCTGTTTTTTGCGGTGACAAAGGTGTCATCGGTCAATTGGTAGATGCCTTTGGCCGAAGATTCGGGATTACGAAGGTTTTTTCCGTAACTGCTTTCCACGCCGCTTACGACATTAGCAAAGTCATTCAAACGAGATGCGTTTACGCCGAGGCGTTCCGACACTTTCCCCAAAATTTGATCATTAAGGCTAACTTCCCGCTCGATACTGGCGCTTAGTGATTTTGAATACTCTGTTGCATCCCACATATTTGGGAACACCATGTAATCTTTCATTTTCATTGCCTCTTGAATAGCACGGTCATCCGGTAACTTTTCAAGCCCAGGGGATCTCCAGCGAATTGTCGGGTACAACATTGCTTTTGACTGGTAAGGCTGTTTTGCATTGGGCAAAAGACCCATCGGATGCACCCCTGAGTAAACAGTTTGCATCTGGCCTGTATCTTTATCTGGATGCCACATCTGATTAACAACGGGAGAGTTTGTTTGGCCCTTGGCACGGCGCAGCCAAAAAGGCTCTTGGACCATTGGTTTACCGTAGAGTGGATTCACTGGAGGATTGGTTCCTCAAAACCCATCAAATTAGCCAGTTCTACTTTTAACTCGTCCGTGGTTTTATCGTCATAAGTGACGGTCTGCTCTACCTTGTCGGTAGGCTTGTAACCAGAACGATCCAGAATATCCATCACCGCCTTCAGCCTGACCTGTTCTGATTGGGCGTTTTTTGCCAACTCCTCCAAAAATCCCACCGCCATAGGGGCAAGACCCTGCACCCTCTTCCGAGTCTCCTCTTCTATCTCTACGGCAAGTTTTTTTCTCAAATTTGGCCCGTTTACATCCGCAGCTTTCGGCGAATATCCAGCCATCTTGTATGCCTGTGTCGCATTACCCGTCAAAACGTAGTATTCGACAAATTTGGCTTGTTTCTCTGTATTAATCATATGTACCTCTGAGAGGCTCTGTAACGCCCGTGGTGCAACGTTAATGGTTTAGGAATGGTAACCTCTAGGGTGTCGTTATTTTTCAATACAGGACACATTTTAGTTGTCATTAAGATGGCCTTAGTAATAGAGAACCCCCGTGTGTGACCGTGGGATGTCTACCGTTTATTAGGTATTGCTTATAGAGGTTCTATTTTCCCCTCCGGTTTGCGTGGAGGATATTGTTATTTTTTATTTATGGCGCATGGGGTGGGGTGGGGTCCGGCCCTGCCCCTATGCCCCCCTTTAACGCGGGCGGCGCTGTCTTAATGCGCTGCTGTGCTCTGTTTCCCCAGCGAATAACGCAGTTTGTTTTGATTGGGGCCGATTGTGGGACCAATGCGCCCCAGCTGGCGACGGGCGGCGGTTTGTCCGGCTGCTGCCCCTGTCGTTGCTGCCCGAGCTCGGAAAGTTTGGCGGGCGTGCGTGTGCGTTAGAAGGACATCAATAGGAGAGCTTCCAATGGCCTTACAGAAGCAGACACCCATCACAGACAGCAGACACCCCAGCGCCAACACCAGCCCACACCGGCAGCCAATAAGGCCCCCGCAGCCGCTTACCTCTCCCCCTGTGTTCCAACAGTTGCCGCCGGTTTTTCGGCGATTGTCGAAACAATACACGAGCTGACACCCGCGCCGCTCGATTCTGTGCAACTGACAGGCCCAAACATGGCCGCATTTTGGCTCAATCTCAAAACGTCCGAATATGTCTTTTTTGTGTCGGAAAAAATTTAGCGAAAAAAAAGGCCAGTAAAAATAGGCTCGAATTATGGTTCGCCCAGGCAATTCACCAGGCTAATTACTGCCCGTTTGGAGCTTATTTCCCCATGCATCCGAACACGCCAAGCGCCCGCATTTCTCGAGCTGTCCGGCGGTTTCGTCTTTATTGAATCCGATGGCAATTAATTCGTGACAGCTTTCCGAGTTTCCGGTATTCTCCATTTAGTTGTCCGTTGGTTGTCATTAGATAACCAAAACGAAACCCCTAGGGAGGGATTATGAATCGACACATAACAGAACGCATGGCGGCGCTTGATGATGATTTCGCCGCGACTTGGTCCGAGCTGCTCGCCAATCATCGGCGCGAAGTCGAGCGCCAGCAAGCGCGACAGAAGCGCCAGCGCATCCGGTTTGAAATTGCGGAAGCACTTCCGGCAGCCGTCGCCATAACGGGCGGCGTGTTCGCCGTTTTAATTCTGGGGTGGTTCTTATGAGCGCCTCGAAAGCTTGCCTATATTGCGGCACCGATTTGGAGGACGCCGCTTACGGCTTAGATTACCTTGAAAATTTTTGTAGCCCGTGGCCCGATGGGTTTAAGCATCCGACCATGTGGCGGCAATGCTTTTCTTGTCAAAAAACTTTTGACGACTTGCAGCGCTTAATCAATAACTCGGATCCCGTCGCAGCTGACGCCGTGAAAGCTTTCGCCCGTTTGGTTATTGCGGGCGGTGATGGCATATGAGCGCCCCAGCTGAGAAGCTTATCGCTCAGTTTGTCCGCGTGTCGATGAATGCAAAGCTCGGGCCGATGGCGTGCACCAGTTACCCTTCTTTCACTTGCCCGCCGTCGTGTCCGCTGATCGAGTTTGATTGTTACGTTAAGAGCGGATTTTATACACGCCTAAATTGGGCGAAGCTCGACGCGGGCGAACGTGGGCAGCAGCTCGCCGAAGTTTATAAACAGGTCAAGCGCTTGCCGCGTGGCTCACTCATTCGGGACAAGGTCGCGGGCGATGAATGGCCCAGCGCGAACAATCCCGAGTTGATAGACAAGGCCGCGATTCTGGACAAGGCGCGAGCCTTCAAACATCTGCGGGTTATCTCTTATACACATTACCGGCCCACGGCGGCCAATGTGCGGATCTTAAAAGCTGCCAAAGCTGCGGGGCTGCCTATTAACTTAAGCGCCGACAATTTGAAGGACGCGGACAAAAAAGCCGCGACCGGTTTAGCTGTCGCCGTGGTGGTGTCCAGTGACACGCCCAAAGTTAGCCATACGCCCAAAGGGCGAAAGGTTGTCATTTGTCCAGCCCAAACTAGTGACCGCGTGACGTGCTCGAGCTGCGGATTATGCGCCGATCATGACCGCGATTATCTGATTGGGTTTCGGGCGCATGGCGGCGGTAAAAAACGCATCGATGCGCGACTAGGGGCGGCGGCATGATTGCCACGCCCGTTCTATTTTTCGATGACGCGTTGCGAATGCGTGAGATTCAAAGCGCCAGCAATGGCGCGGAGTTTTTCAAGCTGCAAGGCCGAAAGCTTGCCGAGCTGCCCGAGGCGTTTCGCTTGTACAGGCTCGCGGACGGGCGCTTTCTGGTGCGCTGCGGCGGGCGTCGTCGCTACTTTATTTTTGAAGCTTAACCACCGCCCGCGATGCGGGCATCACAGGAAAAACCATGCAAACAGGAAAACAAAAAAATCCTTTTATAGATGACTATCTAGCGTTGATCAATTCGCGCGAGTGTCAGGGCGACGCGCTCACCAAAA